TCCCATTGTAGCAAACCAAATCCCCCGGTCGATAGGTCAATAGCTGGGAGTAAGGATCGGCGTTGATAAGTTCTTGGATCTCGATTGACTCTTCCCAATAAATCTTGTCGGTGGGAACCTTATAACCACTGATAGAACGGATCACCTTATAGATATTATCCTCGTACTGGATATACGCCCCTACGGGATAGTTGATCCTTCTATCATACATCCTGATAGCCTTACCTTTCATTAACTCATTCTCAATCTCATAATTCTCCACCAGGTTCTCTAATATCGACATCTCTGCCGATTCCTCGGCTTGTATAAACTTATACTCGTTTCCCGGTTGGATTATTTGTTCCAGGGCTTCCTTGGTGATTATCTCTAAATAATCACTATCCAACAAAAATCTGTTATTTTCCATTTAGTAACTGAATTGTGGTTTAATTATTGATGTTGTTAATACGGTTCCGGTTTGTCCTCCTCGCTGGTATTTGAGCCAGCTCTTAGAAAGGAATGTACAGAGGATATAATCAAGGACATCTGTGCAGTTATGAACCAATATACCATTAGCGAAAAATTCATGCCGATCCTCTACCGTGATGTCATAGACCTTATCTATAGTATCGTGTTTTGGAAATCACTGATACTTTTAGAAGCTTGTGCCCCGTTGATGTCTATGTTGTACCTGACGTTGTAATCCATGTTATAGGCTTTGGTTATTGTTTACTTAATAAAGAATAGCTTGAAGCGTAAAGACTTGATTAAAAAAGAAAACCCCTACTGACATCATGTCGGCAGGGGTTTAGAGAAGAGTATATAAAGTAGTTAAGAAAAAAGCCTAACAGATGATGTGGTTAAGACTTGCTTATGCAACCACAAAGCATCGTTGGCGATCAATGCGAAATCTTCATCTGAGATAGTGGATAGTTCTACGCTGGGAAAGTAATGACGGACAAGGGTTATATGTTGCCTTAGCCACTCGTCATCCCTTACTTGCCAGCGATCGAGAAATTTGCGACCTTGGCTTGGCGGGCACCAATGATATTGGCCAGTTTTGTGGCCAGGCCATACAAGAACAAAGAATCGTCATCCACCAGTTCCTTATCTCCTTGGATAAACGTGTCACGTGCCAATGATCGGACAGCTGCGATTTCGTCTTTCTTTTGCAATTGTACGAACTTACTGAACGCGATGAAATCCGGCTCTCTGAAATAAGCGATATACACATCCTTGTCATCGTATTCGTCGCCGAACACCACGATAGGGTAGACTCTTTTGTTTTTCTTGGGATCTTGTTTTCTGATTTCCTCTAAGGTTTTCTTGATAGTTTCTTCTTGAGCTAATGTAAGCTCTTTGCTTTCTTCTGTTTCCATAAAATTTGTCTTTTTTGTTGTTTATGAGAGAATAGAAGGTCAGTGATGGAATTGTTTAATGTAAAAAGGGCCATGTGTTATTTTTCACACGGCCCTTTGGCTTATAAATGTTTTATGTGGTTAATGTATCGATTCCTCCCGGATTAAGATCGAACTCCTTGGAAAGATCGGTATCATCTTGTTTCGCTTCCATTCCATCCTCGGAGAAGATACATTTCTGTAAGGTGGTGGTCACGGTTCGTCCGTCATCTGGATGAGCGAAATGAACGATCAAGTCGAACTCTCCAAATCCCATCAACGTACCATCCGGAGAAGCCTCTTGGAACATCACTTGGGTGGCGTAATCAAGCTCGATAGAAGCCGTGTACGTCCAGTTTCCATAACCTCGTGAGATGGGTTGTGAACCTATACCGTAATTAGACTCAACCTTTCTTTTCCGTTCCCATTTGACTGCCTTGATTCCGTAGATCGCTTCGGACGATGAGGCGAACCCGAAATTGATCTCGATCATGGACCAGTCATAAGCACGCCCATTAATAAGCGGTGTTGTACTATCTGCCATATTTGTTGTTTTTAAGCGTTAGTTAAAGCGAATCCTTCCTCAACAATGATTTTCGATGTCACGCCGACTGGAACGATTGCGTATGTTATCTTTAAGGTGTCAGTCAATAGAATGTTCTGGTTGGAGGAGACTAACACGCTGTATCCAGAGATCTCGCTATTGCCTTCCATCGTGCTTAGGATGTTCTTGACAACATTCTGGTATTTTTTTATCTCTATCTCTGCTAGATATCCTGTCTTTGGATTTACCAATACCGGTGAGTTTAAGTAAGGAAGGAGAGCGTTTCTGATCGCACGTCTTGATTTGTCTATGGTCCTGTTTCTGGCGATAGTCCTATAATCGCTATCTGAGTAAGTCCTGTCCTTGGAGAAATAGGTGCCGTTCGCTCTCCCGGCGTATTTGATCGGGAAAACATATCCTTTTTCCTCTATCTCGTCGATTTGGGCTGGAGATAACGCTTCAAATTGTAGCATGCTGATAAAATCATCCCCTGTGTCATTTAGCTCGATATTGCCAAAGCCGAACTCGATATCGCTCATATGTTTGGAGGTTAGGTTGAATTGGTTAACCCAAGCGATAGACTCGCAAACCTTTGCTTCGGCTACGCAACCTAACGCGACACCAACGCAACCGATAGAGGAATGTTTCGGGTTAGCGATTTGCATCTGTCTTAACAAATCCGATCTACCTTGGCCTAACAACGCTGTCATGCGCGGGAAATCGCCTATGCAGGACGGGATCTTTTTAAGGTCGATGGTTTTGACTGCCCCGGTGGAGTCTGCAGAAGAGGCGTTACCCGTTAACAATACTGATAACGGGCGATGCTCGTTAGCTAATTCCTCCGCTACCGTATTGATATCGGAAACAAGGTTGAGCGAATAGTCATCCTCTGAGCTGGACGCTGTGGACCAAATGTTTTGAGGTGTCCATATTCCCAGTTGCTTGATGTCTCCATTCGCTACGGATTGGATGGTCTTGATAGCGTTCCAGTTCTTAGAACAATCGGCGAACATCACGTACAACGATCCGTCCGGTTTCATACGGAAGAACTCCGAGATGTGAAAATAAGGGATACCGTAAAAGAAGTTGTTTTTTTCTTGCTCAAATTCAGTGATACCTAATCCTATCGCCTCATTAACGGAAAATAACTGGATCACGTCACCGATCTTTATGCTGGGTGGCATATTGGTTTCGACTGGTAGGTCGAATATCAACCCGCTGATATGATCGTTGCCAACAGAGGTTGGCGTGAGATTGCCATCTTTTCTGATGAAAGATACTGTTCCTATTGCCATGTCTTACTTGTTATAATAGGGGTTTTCGTATAAGTGAGCGTTTGGTTGTTGGCTTGTATAAGCCCCGCCCTTGCTGTCTATATAAAGTTTCTCATATCCAGGATACATCTTCAATATCCTGTCAATGTTGTCGGGAATAACTTGAGGTGCTGGAGTGACAAGTTCGTTATCTTGTTCCTCTACAGGTTCGTTGATAAACTCCTCAATAGGTGACTCTGTTTCTTTCTTGATTCTTGCCATATTTATGTGTATAAAAAAAGGAGCGAGGCTTGGCCTCGCCCCTTTTTTATTGATTATTGGGTTATTTTTTAAGTTAATTTGTAAGCTGTCCAAACGACAATCTCTGCTGGACGAACAATATTAACGTCCATCTTCATTCTCATCTGGAAGAAGTATAACTCGGAGTTGGCTTGTAATCTGTCGATCTTCAATACCTCCGTATCGTTAGCGTAATCGACACCCATCCACAAGTTAGAGTCCATTCCAGTACTGAAATTACCAAGAACGATCGTGCTCTCCGGGATTCCTACGATAGGAACGATTCTTTTACCCTTGAACATGTATTTGTTGACTTGGGTATTGTCATTGTACTTGAATTGCTTTGAGGTCACGTATTGATCATACAAGTCCCAATAGCCCCAGTCCATGATATAAACTAAATTGTTCTTTCTGATTTGGTAAGGGCATTTTTGCCACATCGTGTACATGGCGGATTCTATGTTCTCGCCAGTCTTCAACTCTGTGTCACCAGCGTTAATTACGGTCTCGCCGCTCACGTTCTCCTTTAAGTTCTTTAATATGCGATAAATAGCCCCATCAAAATACTTATAAGAACCGGAACCAAGATCAATTCCGTTTTCAGGTTTTGTGAATGAGCCATCTGCGCCAAACGTTCCACCCTTGACTGATTGCCAAATAGCGTCTCCGATGAAAGCGTTCTTCTTGTCCATCAATAATCGCAACATCGTCGCCTGTATTTTCGGATCAAGCTCACGGAATACCAGATTACCATCCGGTTGAGCGAACTTCCAGTATTTCTCGAAGTCACGAGGATTGAACTCTAGGTAGACCATGAAATCCTTCGGTTCCAGATAACGTTCACGGAACGTATATGTTCCTTTGGAATCCGTAGGGCTTGTCGGCGTAGGCTTGTTGTCTTGGATGATGTCACCCAAGCTTACGGATGGAAGGGTGTATTTGTACTGGATACCGCTCTTGATATGAATCAACCCTTCTTTATAGGTATCGTTACCTTGTGCGGTGTAGGTCAATAAATCCTCTAGGACCTCACCCGCATATGTGTTTTGAGCAAAACTTACACTTGCCATAAATTAATTGTTAAGGTTTTGGTTATTATTACTTAAGCGATCCGAAAGTGAAATCCTTACCAACAACAGCCTCGACTTGTTTAGCCATTTGAGCTTCTACTGTTTGCACGCTATCTTTCACTTTCTCCACGTTGTCCTTGTCGTTCTCTATCTCAGTGGAGATCTTGTCTCTGGCTGGGATAGAATCTAACGTCGCTTTAGCCAAATCGAAATTCTTCGTTGGCATATCGATCCAATTCTGCTTAGCGGAATCCTCGATCTTGCCAGTGTTGATTGCGTCTTGAACCATAGACTCGATCTTTTGGCTCATAGCCTTTTTCTCGGCATCCTTGTAAGCTTGTAGTTCCGCTTTTACGTTTTCCAGCTCTTTCGTTAAGTTTTGATTTTTGGTGACCTCACCGGCTTTCTCGATCTTCAAGGAGTCAATGGTCTGGTTGGCCTCGTTGAGCTTGTTCTCTACGTTGACCAGCTCGGTGATCCGAGCCATGACCTGTGGAACCTCGACTTTTTCCTTGAAACCAAGCGAAGCTACGACAGCACCAAAATTAAAATCGATAGTTTGTCCTGTATCCATATTGTTTGTTTTGGTTTTGTTCTCTACTTCCGTAGGTTCTTGTTTGTTTTTATTAAGATTAGAGACATCATTGATAGAATGTTTATTTTCCTTGTTATCAGATCCATTTGACGATAGCTCCCCACATATAGAGGTTATGGTGTCCTTGAGAAGGTGGTTGTCCGTAATACCCTCTATTGCGTTCTTGACTTTCTCGATTTTTTGTTTCGAGGTCTTTAGTACGTTCTCAACTGGGATGATACCAGCTTTTACCGCCTCTTCAGCTGTAAAAAAAGTACCATCGGTACCTTCTTTGCCAGACATGAGTTCTTTTACCTTGGTCTTGTTAAATCCCCATCGTTTCATGTAGATCATCTCTATCTGTTGCCTGAACGCTTTTACGTAGTCTGGCTCCCCTTCTGTATCTTTGTTATCCTCCGTTGAGTCGAAGGGATTATGGATCATAAGGATAGTGTAGTCCCTCATTAACGATTTGTCTCCAGCGGCCCAGACAATAGATCCCATGGAGGCGGCCAAGCCTTCATTTATACATTCCGTCGGTATAGAGGAGTTACGAATTACAGAGAAGATACTCATACCATAAAGCACGGAATCACCAGAGCTGTTGATTAAGACCCTGATCTTACTAGGTTTGATATAACTCTCAACCCATAAAAATTCCGAATTGAATGAATTTGCGGTATATTCATCGATATCACAAAATAATCGGATGTCACAAACCTCATTCTCTTTCGCTTCTCCAACTACATACTTAAATTTAGATGTGTTCATTGGTTTTGTTTTTACGTCATTTTACAAAAGAATAGATAGGGTATAAGAAATATGTTTTTTGATCTTCCCGTATCTTCTTTTTGGGCGTATAGATCATGTTTGGAAACAGTTGATAATAAAAGTTGGTTAACTTTTGTTAAAACTAAGGGGGGGGTAAAAGTGTTAATTTGTATTTTTGCAATCTACAATATGTTTGGAGAATATTTTTCTGTTCCATCTTAGATAGAATGAATCGGAGAAATGGAAGGTGATAAAATATGTTGGGATGAAAAAAATTTTTGTATATTTTTTACTAACCTGCTTGTCGATGACTTTAGCTCATGCTCAAGGCATGCCCTTAGGAAAGGACTCTCTTTCGGATAATAAGATATCCGTTACGGTGAAGACTAACGCCATGGCGTTGGGTATGCTGATCGCTAACGCCGGGGTAGAATTGGGATTCGGTGATCGTTTTTCCTTGCATATCCCCTTTTATTACTCTGGTACCAATTATTTTTC